AGTATCGCTTCAAAAGATAGGAATAATTTCTAATAAATATAACTTAAAAACAGAACAAAATGGCTATTGGGTTCATGAAAAAGCCGCTCATTGCAATAAAGAAGTACCTAATTTTAGATATTTTGAAAGTGCAATAGAAGAATTTAAGAAATATATTTAATAAACACTAAGAGGAGTATAAAAGCTCCTCTTTTTTATTTGGAGGTGAGAATTTGGAACATGTATTAAGTGCAACTCTTGAATTAAAAGATAAGTTTTCTTCAAAAATAAAATCAGCTAGTAAAGAATTAGGATCTTTTTCCAAAAATGCAATAAGTGCAAAAGGAGCTGTAAAAGAAACTGCTGATTGTATAAAAAGTAGTTTTGAAAATTTAAAAAACTTAGCAATAGGATTTGGAGCCTTTAAAGGAGTTATGGCTGTATTTGATTTTGTAAAAGATGCCTATACAGGATATGCTAAATTAGATGCTGCAATAACAAGAAATAGAGGAATAATGAGAGCCTCCATTGAAGATACAGCAAAATTAAAATCACAAGTTTTAGAGCTTGGAAAAACTATGCCTTTTACTGCTCAAGAAGTTGCAGAAGCTCAATATTATCAAGCTATGGCTGGAATGAAAACAAATGAAGTACTGGAAATGACACCCAAACTTTTAAAAATGTCTATTGCATCAGGGCAGGATTTAGCTAGTACATCAGATATACTAACAGATAATATTTCAGCTTTTGGCTTAGCTTTAGAAGACGCAGACAGACTTATGGATGTTATGGTAGCAACAGCGAATAATGCTAACACTGATATAGCTGGACTAGGTGAAGCATATAAATATGTTGCATCCACTTCAAGAAGTTTTGAAAGTATGGAAGAAGGATTGCAGGACGAGATGAATTCCGTGCAGAAGAATCACCCAGGCTACGATGAGTATATTATTCAGAAAGATAAAGAGATCGGACACAATGTGCATGAGGTTTTATCCTATGTTACTTCACGGTATGGAGAGGTAAAAAAAGCAAGAGAGGTTGAAGATATCCTGAAGGATCTTTTTCAAAGAATATACAGCCTATCGTATAGGGAAAAGATAGAAATCAGATACAAAACAGTTAAGGAGACTTATGTAGACAGGGAAGGAAAAATACGAAGTAGAAATAGGTTAGTGCCTTACGAGTATAAAAAGCTTTTTATAAGCTTAAAGAAAAAAGAGATGGATACTGTCATTAGGGAGATATTTGAAAAGCATCCAAATAATGTAAGCCACTATGAATCCTTACTTTCTGCAAAAGGAAATATGGAATCCTTTTTTGGCAGTGGAAATGCAAATACTTCCGAGTTGATTTTAAATCCTGATTTTGAAAATCCGGGAATTGCTTTCAATGAGGAGTCTGTTAAGGCTTTATTTACTGAAGCAGAGAAACATATCGGAAAGAAATATGTTTTTGGAGCAAATGGGCCGAACAACTTTGACTGTTCGTCCTTTGTGTGCTGGAGCTTTACCCATTCCGGGGTTAAAAATATGCCAAGAACAACGGCTTACGATATTTACAAATCATACTGTAAGCCC